AACATCGTTGACGGTAACTATCCAGCAAATTAAAGGTAAAAAATGGACAAAAGCGCAATTATTAAAGCCCTTCGTGAAGGCGGTCAAGCAATGTCAGCGGGTATCGCCGATAGTGCTTTGGGCGGTCCTATTGATTTTTTATCAGAAGGATTGCGGTTTGCTGGTGTGCCAATTCCTGATAATGCTGCTGGCAGCTCTAAGTGGCTGCGCGAAAAAGGTGTTGTCGTTGATGCGCCAAGCAATCCTCTTACAGAAGCCGCCTATGCTGCTGGTTATGCGCCTACTCAAATGATGCAAATTCCTCAAGCTGTTGGCCCAATGGTTAAATCGCTTAAAGGCATGATTCCAAAATGAAAATATTGAAGGCATTAAAAGACTTTGCTTGCGAATACCGTGTATTTTGCTTGTTGGTCTTTATTGCCATTCTGAAAGCTATAAATGCCAACAGCTAAGCACACCTCGTTACCAGCATCCGTAGGCGGCCTCAACGCAAGAGATAGCGTTGTTATGATGCCTAAAGAAGATGCGGTAAAGCTGACCAACTGGTTTCCTTACCCTTCTTACATTGGCACACGTAAAGGTCGCCGACCTCATGTAACGGGTTTTACTGCGCCTGTTGAAACATTGATGGAATACGCCGCTGAAAACGGCTCTAACAAGTTCTTTGCTGCTGCTGGTACTGCGATTTATGATGTAACTACTGCTGGCGCTGTTGGCACTGCCGTAGTCACTGGAATGTCTAACGCTCGTTGGCAAGAAACAATGATTACTACCGCTGGTGGTTCGTTTCTTGTCGCTGTAAACGGTGAAAACGCACCGAAAAAGTATGACGGTTCGGCTTGGACTGATGTTTCTATCACTGGCGTAACCCCGTCTACTCTTGTTCATGTCGCACTATTCAAAAACCGCTTATTCTTTACTGAGAAAAACTCTCTCGAAATTTGGTATCTGCCTGTTCTTTCTATTGGGGGTGCTGCTGCGGCTTTCCCGCTAGGCTCTGTCTTTAGGCGTGGTGGCTATGTAATGGCCTGTTATACGTGGACTTTGGATGCTGGTAACGGCTCTGATGACCATCTAGTAGTTATTTCGTCAAAGGGTGAGATTGCTGTTTATCGCGGTACTGACCCTAGCTCTGCGGCTGATTGGGGCTTGGTAGGTGTTTACTATGTTGGTGAACCAGTTGGAAGACGCTGCGGTATTAAGTACGGTGGCGATTTGATCGTGAACTGTCTTGGCGGCGTATTTCCACTGTCTAAAGCCTTGTTATCTGCAACGATTGACAAACGAAACGCGCTGACAGACAAGATTCAGAACACGGTTTCTGAGGAAATGACGTTCTACGGCAATAACTTTGGCTGGCAACTGTGCCTGTTTGAAGAATCAAATATGCTGATTCTGAACGTACCAAAAGGTAACGGTTCTAACTATCAGTATGTGCAAAACACGATCACAGGTGCATGGGCAAGGTTTGAAGGTTGGAACGCTAACTGCTGGCTGTATAGCCGTGACGGACTGTTTTACGGAGACGGAAACAGCGTACAAATGGCTTGGCAAGGCGATTTAGACGATACAACGCCGATTCAAGCGGACATGATTATGTCGTATCAGTATTTCGGAGATTTGGCTACAAACAAGTATTTCACGATGGTGAAGCCTTATTTATTGGCTAGTGGCAGCCCTTCGATTTTGTACGGTTTATGCGCTGACTTCAAAGAAACAGAGCCAGAGGGTGTATTTGTCTACGAAGCACCTACGGGCATGGTTTGGGGCGATATGTACTGGGGAACAATGGTATGGGGTGGCGGTATTCGCTCTATCACTAGCGGCTGGCATACGGTAGGCACAATTGCTAACGCTGCGGCACTTCGTTTGAAAGTACAGAATAATGGCTCAGAGGTTCGATTGATGAACGTGTCTCATGTTCACAATCATGGCGGGATTTTGACGTACTGATGCTAATAACTGATATTAAACCAATTATGGAAATGGTTTGGCACGAGGCAAAGGTTCCTTATTAAGGTTGTTATACAGGGATTGGTTTGTACGAAGAAGGCTATGTGAAATCAGGGTTTCTGTTTGAAGGCTTTAACGGTGTAAATATTGAGGCTCATGTAGCTGGCGAAAAGTTCACAAGAAAGATGCTTCGATTTTCTTTTGGGTACTGTTTTAATCAGTTGAACGCTAAACGTATAACGGTTAAAATCTGTATAACAAACAAGAAATCCTTGCATTTTGTGAAAAGATTGGGCTTTGAGCACGAAGCCACACTAAAAGATTTTTGGCCCGAAGGTGATGTTTTGATACTTCGGATGTTTAAGCAGAATTGCAAATGGATAGGGGGTTAGTATGGGTGGCTCAGGCGGCATTGTAGGTAGCATCATGGAGCCTATTTTTGGCTCTCCAGAACAGGCGGCAGCCCCAGATTACACAGGCGCGGCGAACGCAACTGCTGCGGGTAATTTGGAAGCTGCAAAGTATGCAACAGTGGCAAACCGCGCTAACCAGTACAACCCTTACGGCTCTGTTACTTGGAAGCGTGGGGCTACGGATTACGATCCTTGGACGCAAACCTTTAAGCATTGGCCCAGTAAAACTGCTAACCAAAGGAATTTTGTTGGCCAACACATCAACCATGCGGCTATCCAAAATGCCATTGCTTTGCAACGTAGCCAGCTTTTGCGCCGTATCAGAGCCGCTTACACGGCCAAGGCTTTCGGTTCGCATTTGATTCTGAACAGCCTTGCCAACCTCTTTGATTGTGGCCAGCTCTTGAGGCGTCATCAGTTCACGATTAGCCCCTGAACGACCTTTCATCCACTTGATGTATTTGTCGCCTAAATCACCTTGTGCATTGCGTGTAGCATCAGCTTGAGTAATAGCAAACGACTTCAATTCGTCAGTCAGATCAGTGCGATCACCAATCAGGCGTTTAAATGCTTTTACATCATCAGCCTGCGACATTGCCGAGTTGTAAAACTTTGGGGCAATCTCAGCGCCTTGAATAGACATTTGACCGTCACCGCCTTTGCGGAACATACTAGCCTGCGGCCCAGTTTCAAACTGCTTCATCTTGGCTTCGTGCATACCCAAGGCTTTGCGATATTGGTCAGCAATATCTTTCGGGAAAAACTCACCTTCACCCACATTACCACCAGCCGCACGATTGATTCGACTATCAATCTCACCAATCATTGTTTTAAGAGCAGCCGCCTCTTTACCTGCGCCTTTAGCCTCAGCTTGCGCCGCAGCCTCACCGATAGATGAACGCAAGTTTTGCACTGTCTGAAACGGCACAGCCTTTGAGATAACTTGCTTCTCAGGCATATCGCCCATTGCCGCCTCAAATTGACGCTGAAACGCATTATCTGAAACGTCATTAGCAAATGTATTGCGACCACCCTTATTACGAAGCGCATCAAGCAGAGTAGCAGGGTCATTGTCAGCAATGAAACCGCGCTCATACATAAGCTCGGCCATTTTCTCTACATCTTTACCCGTTTTACCAATCAAACCAGTAGTGCCAGACTGTTTGCGGCCAAGCTCTTGCAATTCTTTACTCAAATAACCAGTGTCACGCATACCACCCAAAGCGCGAACAGCTTGCTCTAAGTTTTGTTGCTTGCCTGCTTCTTTTTGCGTAATGGCTTTAACTTCAGGCAACACCTCAGTGCCTACACGTTTTGCAGTGTTAATAGCTTCAGCAGCGCGTGAACCAGTACCAAACGTACCCTCACCCAAGAATTTGCCAGCAGCTCGCTCCATCTCAGAAATAGGCAGATTCAGCGCAGTTTCGCCGAACGGGTCAACCGCATCAAACGCATTACGTACATTTTCTGTCGCGTTTTGTCGTGCAGGAACTGCATAGTTTTGAATAGCCCCGCCAGCGCGTTGTGCAGCATCAAACGGCGTTGCTTGAATAGGCGCTACACGTTCAAGCGCACCCGTCATTTGTTGTTGTTGTAGACGCTCTGCATCACCCAAAGTATTGACGCCAGCCGTTTTCAAGTTGCGTTGCAGTTGGCTCAGTGTCGGGTCTTGCAAGATTTGCGGAACGGTCTTTTGATAACCTTCCAGCATTGAAGGTCCTTGAATCTCCATTGCCTGAATAATTTGATCTTTGGGCAAACCAGTTTGAGCCGCTAATTTTTCAGCGATCTTCACATCTTCCGAACGCAAAGCACGACCAATAGAACTACCACCAACAGCCAAACCTTTACCAACCACAGGCAAAGCACCACCGATAGCAGCACCTAAACCAGCATCATCAGGATTAACCAAGGCAGCACTAGCGCCACCAGTAGCAGCACCACCAACACCACGAACAGCCAAACCACCCGCACCCGTCATGCCGCCAGCACTAAAGCCACCAGTACGCAAAGCCTCTACCAATGGGTTGACTTTAGAAGCAATAGAAGGGGTATAAGAGGCCGCTTTAGTAACGCCTTTAGCCAATGCGCCACCCACAGGCAAAGTGGCTGCAATCTCTCCCGCCAATTCGCCACCGCCCGTAGTCATAGGATTTGCTTGCTTATATGGAGCAACTTCACTAGCTAACTTTTGACGACCACTTGCAGCATCGGATTGAAGCCACTTACCAGCAGATTCAGCGCCTAGCTTCTCCAAACCCATGCCGACTAAATCTTGGGCTCCAAGTGCAACAGTGCCAACACCTTTGCCAAGGCCAGCACCTAAAGATTCAATGTATCCTTTATCTGCTTTTGGAACAAGCATCCCTTTGACCGCCTTTTGAATTACATCAGGCGAAGTTCCAGCAGGAAACTCTAAGATTCGACCATCGGGTAATTCAGCTTCAATCATGGAATGATGTTTCCTTGTGCGTCAAAACGAATACGATTACCACCGCCTGAATTGCTCATTACTGAATTAGGATTTCCAGTAGCGCCTAAATTGACCTGTGGGCCAGCATAACGTTCTTGAATTTTCTTAACTTCTGCCAATGCTGCTTGACGAGTTGCCACAGGCTGAGTTGCATCACCCACAACACCAGCCATTTGTTTGTACAAAGCCACATCTTTATCAGACTGTGGGCCAGACATTTTTGGCATCTTAGAAACTAATTCACCCTCAATAGCGCGAAGTTTTGAAGCGTTTTGAGCGCCAGTGGTTGATTTACCAAAGAACGCCACTGTTGCATCTACCGCATTGCCAAGACCAGAACTTGTGGCATTAGGCAAGATTTCTTCTGCTTGCTTAATAGCGCTCAATGCTTGCTGTGCTTCGTTTTGTCGTGCCAGCGTACCTTGTGGGCCTTTTGGCCCTGAAATGGCATTGCCTGACATATCCATCAATGGCGCAAGTTGACCGTTTGGCATCACTCGCATTTTTCCTTGATCTGTGTCAATGATTTGCGCTTGACGTTCTGGCTTGTTTGCCGCCATGAGTTGACGCATCTCTTGTTGGCCTTGCAGTTGCATACGAATCTGGTCTTCGCGCGCCTGACGGTCAAGTGCTTTTTGCTCGGCTTGCCATGCGCGGTTAGCCTCTTTTTCAACTTTTGCTTGCT